AAACAAAGAGAGAAGCCAGAGATATGGCTAATGGCAAGATTTCAGATAACAAAGTTGTGAGAATGGCTGCTTGGTTTGCTAGACATGAGGGAGATTTAGACTCAGAGGATGCAGATGCTTATTTATCAGGAGATAGTGATAGACCAACAGCAGGGCAAGTAGCTTGGTTGTTATGGGGTGGAGATTTATCTAAATCTAACAAGATGAGAGCTTTTAATTGGGCTACTAAAGAAGCTGAGAAAGTTAAAGAGGAAAAGTCTATTGAATTTTCTCTACATGGTTGGGAGGAGCCAACAACTAAATTCTTAGGATTACCAACAGTTAAACATTATAGAACTGAGGTAGAAAAGAAAGAGTTATGGAAAGCTATAGATAATCTTGAAAACAAATGGATGGAGTTTATGTCTGGTGTTTATGTTAAGGAATTAAACAGACAAAGGAGAGGTTTATCTAATGTAGCTAAAGCATCTAATGATACACAAACATTAGAAACTAATATTGAACTATTTTTACAAAGTTCTAAGTTTGATAAAGAATTATTACCATTGTTCTATTCTTTGGCAGATGATATGTCAGTCAGAACTTGGGATAACCTATTTCCTGCAAATGATAACTTCAAAGCAGCAGATCCTGTTGATTTAGGAGTATCTATACCAGAGGAACAAGCAATCAGAACTGTATTTGAGGAATTAGCAACATTATTACCTGCAGGGAGAACATTAAAGAAAATTGTTGATAATGGTTTTTATAGAGGACAGAGAGAAGTTCCTGCAGCAGTTCAATCAGTCTTTCAAGATGGACAAGCAGCAAGTTTTATTCAAGAGAATGCTAAGAGAGTTATGAATGACTTAAATGCAACAACAAAGAAAAGAATAGCCAAAGTTATTACTGATACCTTAAAAGAGTTTGAGGAGTTAGGAATAGTTGCTCCTATTGCAGGAACACTAGAGGGAGAGAAATTCTTTAATCAACTAGCAAAAAATATTAATACTGTTCTTGGTGGGCAATCATTAGGTAGAGCTAAAAATATAGCTAGAACAGAAGTTGGTAAGGTTAGTTCTTGGAGTCAAGAGAGATCAGCTAAAGCTACAGGTAAGAAATTAGAAAAAGAATGGGTGTCTAGGAGAGATGGGATTGTTAGAGAAGCTCATTTTGAATTGGACAATCAAAGAATTCCTATGGATAGCTTTTATCTGTATAATGGGATTAAATTAGATAGACCTAGAGATCCAAATGCTCCTATAGGTTTAATAGCTAATTGTAGATGCACACAAGCTTATATAGAGGTAATAGATGAGTGAAATAAAAAGACCAGAAAATCTCTCTTTTAAGAATGCTCCAATAGAGCTTAAAGAAGATGGAGATACAAGATATATAGAAGCAGTTTTTTCATTATTTGATGTTATTGATTCTGATAATGATGTAACTAAAGCTAATGCTCTTAGATCAGGATATACAGGCAATAAAGTTCCATTAGTCTGGAATCATGATTGGAGTAAAGTTATTGGCAGAGGAATTATTGAAACAGATAATCAAAAAGCTGTTTTTAAGGGTTACTTCTTAAATACTGAAGCAGGGAAAGAAGCTTATGAAACTGTTAAAGCTATGCAAGATATGCAGCAATTCAGTTATGGATTTCAAGTTTTAAAATCTAGTAAAGGAACACATATTGACTCTAAAGGACAAGAAGTTCCTGTAAGAATATTAGAAGATGTTAAAGTATGGGAGGTTTCTCCTGTGCTAGTAGGAGCTCAACAGAACTCATTTGTTCAAGCTCTTAAATCAGGTTTAGAGCCTGTGGATGATGAAATAAAAGCAGAAATGCAAATAGAATCTACAGAGCCAAAGGTTTCAAGCAAAGATGATGCAAGTATCATTAGTTCATCCCAACAGGGCATGAGGCTTGGAGAACAAGCTGTGGCTTCTCTTGAGGAGTTAAAGGCTTTCACAGAGAGAATAGAGGATCTAGCTTCTCTTAGAAACTCTGAAAAAAAGACATTAAGCTCAAAATCTACAGAGATGATTAAAACATACTTAGCAGGACTAAATGCACTTTATATAAAGTTGGATGATGTCTTAGCTCAATATGGATATGATCCTGTTAAAGATGATGAGTTATTTTTAGAAGTTCATAAGAACTTATTAGAAAATAGTTAATAAAGGAGAAAAATTGGCTACATTAAAAGAAATGAGAGCAGAAAAAGCTCTTAAATCAGAAGAATTAGCAAGAATATTTGACTCTGTAAAAGATATGTCTGAACTTTCTTCAGATCAAAAAGAAGAAATAAAGAGAAGAAATCAAGAATTAGCAGAGCTTGGAGATTCAATTACTGAACTTCAATCTTATGAGGAAATGAGAAAATCCAATGTTGATAATCTTGAAGCTTCAAAAAAAGTTTCTGGAATGCCTGTATATGGAGAGCCAGAAGTTGAAGCTCCAAAATCACTTGGACAACAATTCTTAGAATCATCTGCTTATAAAGGATTTGTGGATCATGGACAAAAGAACATTCCATTTGAAGCTAAAACAACTGTTACAACTTCAGTATGGACAAGAGATACTGTTTATCAACAAGTAGTCTCAGCTTTAGAGCCAAATCCAAATCCTGTACTAGACTTGATTGATTCAATCAATACAGATCAAACAACTTACTATTTCTTAAAAGAAACAGCTACAAATAATGCTGCAGAAACTGCTGAGGGATCAGCTGCAGGAGAGGATGCTTTCAGCTATACTGCTGTAACTGCTCCTGTAAGAAAATTCATCACAACTTTGCCTATTACAGCAGAGTTGCTTGAAGATCAAGCAGGTGCAAGAGCATATTTTGATGGCAGATTAGCAAACCATGTCATGCAAAGACTTGAAAAAGAAGTCATTAATGGAGATGGTGCAGGATCTAATATCACAGGTATTTTAAATACTTCTGGTATTAATACAATCACTTATGATGCTATGACTTATCCAGCAACTGTTGGTGGCAAACTAAGAACAATCTTAGAAGCTATCAAAGATTGTGAAGTTAATGGTTTCTTAAGCCCAGATGCTATTATTATGGCACCTGCAGGATATGAAGCATTAGCAGGACAAGTTGATGGAAACAACAACTTCATGCTAGGAGCTTCTGCATTTGCAGGAAGCCCAACTATCTGGGGATTACCTGTTGTTAAGTCATCTCAAATTGGTGGTGCTGTAAGCTCATCAGTAGATGTTCTTGTAGGTAAATTTGGTGGATCTTTAGCTATAAACCATGTATTTAGAAGAGGAATGGAATTATTAATTTCTGATTCTGCTAAAGATGGAGATTTTGGCAAAGATATATTAACTGTTAAAGCATCTTTAAGATATGCTTTGGCTGTTTATAAACCACAAGCATTTACTTCAATAGCAAGTATTGAATAAATAATTTATGTCTAAGCAGAGCCACACTTTTGTTATGACAACTCAGGTTGTTGGCTCTGCTTGGGATAATTTGGAGAATCAAAAAAATATGAAATTAGTAGAAAAATTAGAGGATAAAGTCTGGAAAGATAAAGAAACAGGAAAACTAAAGCAGGGAGCTAATCCTCCATTTGCTAAAGCTGTTCTTGTTGCAGGTATGGGAGAGCCAATTCCTGCTGAACTAGATAAAAAAGCTCTAAAGAAAAAAATAGAAAATAAAGCTGTAAAAAAATCAGAGGATAAATAATCTAAATGGCTCATACTCAGTATGTTGATAAAGCAGATGTTAAGACTTGGCTAGGACTTAGTGGAACAGCTCAAGATACAAACATTGATATTGCTATAAATGCTGCTTGTAGAGCCATTGATGATTTTTGTGGTAGAGAGTTTATCCAAACAGAAACAACACAAGATAGATATTATGATTGTGAGTTTGCTGATTATGCTTTTGTTGATGATATAGCCACAACTACAGGATTAGTAGTTAAAACTCTTAATGAGGATGGAACTGATGACCAAACTTTAGTTCTTAATACAGATTTTTATTTATATCCACTTAATGCAAATAAAGTAATTCCAACTTTGCC